TCAGTCCATTCGCCGCCGCCACGATGATCCAAGGTTATAAAATCGCGTTGTTCATCGTTAGGGCTTTCGATGCTAAAACCGCAATCATCAAGAATGACTGCGTAATGCTCGCAATGATCCGACATTTTAAACAGCTTTGCATCAGTATAACCGCCGCGAACATCCGCGCCGCCGTGAATTTGAATTAAAACATATTGTTCGCCGTTGTCGTTTTCTAAATCAGTACCCTGCAAAACTTGGCTAAACTGATTATCCCAATTATAAGTATTCCATGTTCTGCGTTCATTTTCTGAGTTGTTCAAAAAACCATTAACGGCAAGCCATTGATGCTGTCGGTTGCTTGTTCCATAAAATTCGCCATCCCAATCATCACAAGGCATTGCGTTAAATTCGCGGCATAATTCATCCTGTTCTATGATCCCGCTTGTTAGCTTGTGAAATACTGAAACACTTAACTCAGGTTCCGCGCTAATGATTTCGCCTTTGTCGTTTTCCTGCGTGTAAAAGTTAAGCGTTGCTGGCGGCTCATTTCTAAAATCATCAATGGTCAAGCCTTGGTTACGTTGCCAGTTGCGTCCATTACCGCCGCCGCTGTCTAGCATATGCGTGCCAGTGTTAGCCGTTAGCATTTCAAATATTACTTGTTCGGTTGATTTGTTCATTGTCCTAATTCCTTATTTGCTAGTGTGTTAAACTTTTGTGATGATGATTGTTTTACCGTCAAATTCATTGAAAAATTCGGCTTGATAATTTGAAGCATTACCAAAAAATTCGTTTAAGTACTTGCCGCATAAATCAATGATAGGGCGTTTTTCATTGCCACTGATTTTGTGAGTTAGTTGGAATTCTTTTTTATCGCTAAAGGATAAAATGATTTGGCAAGCACTAACGTGCTTTTGAAATGTCATACCAGAATGAAGGCCAGCATTTAAAAGCGCGTTACCTTCTATCCAAATTCTTTTATTGCCTTTATTTATGCAAACTTTGTAAGTTTTCCTCATTGTCTTAAATCCTTTTGCTAGTGTTGATTATTCGATTATCAGCGGCGCGTATAAACAGCCAATGCCAACGCCACCTAATAGAGTGGCAATGTAAATGCCGTTTGGAAAGCCAGTCGCAACTTCAAGAACAGATGCAACGATGAAAACGATTGCGAGTAATGCAAAGATAATTGTGTCAGTCATAACTAAGCCCCTAACGCTGTTAAAAGCATTTCATACTTAACAAGCGTATGCTTGTAGCCCTTAGCCTTGCAATTATCAGCCTTAGCTTGAATAACAGCGATCAAGCCCTTTGAGGCTAGGTCTTTGTTAGTTGCAACAATCCAAGCGCCAATAACACCCTTTAGCTTTATAGTAGTTATTGAGCTTGATTGCTTGATGATAAGAGTTGGTTTTGTCATTTGTTTAGTTCCTTTTTGCTAGTGTTAATCCATTCAGTATAGTCCAATGGACTACATGGCAAGCATAAAATGCAAAATAAATAGAATTAATTTAACCAGGGCTGAGAGTAGTATATATATAAGCATAGACCAATGGTCTAATTTACTGTCAACATTATCTGTGATATAAAGATTTTCATTGCAAAGAAAGCAAAGCATAAAGCAGCGCAATGTTGCATGGCATCCAGACATTGAATTGGATTGAATGAGTTGGCTTTTACGTTTCATTACACACACAACACATACAAGCTTCGCGCAGCAATGCAAGGCAAGCTGCAATGCTGGCAAATGCAAGGCCAGCGGGGGCTTGCTGGAAATGCGATGCCCCCGACAGCCGCAGCCGTGCTTTATATATGTTAAATAGTACATACCAACACACAGCCAGCGAGGTACTATGGCAAAGCTAACAAAGACAAAGCAGACTGAGGTAGAGCAGCTAGTGACGGACGGTCATAGCATAGTGAGTGCTTGTTCATTAGCTAAAGTAAACCGTTCTATGCTTTACAAGTTGATGAAGAATGACAGTGAATTTGAGGCTGTTATTCGTGCGGCGCAGCGACAGAGTGCCGAGAAGTCTTTAGAGGAACTGGATGAGTTATACAGTGATGCGCTTCACAAGCGTAAGGACTATGATCCTAATGTCTTGCGTGATTATGCTACTCATGTAAGGTGGAAGGCATCTAAAATTATATCTGACCGCTATGGAGAGGCCAAGAGTAGAACTGGTGTAGAGGTTAGTGACGGTACGGTTCGTATAGTTTGGGAGACAGCGGAGCCTAATGCAAGTTAAGATACCTTATAAGCCAAGGCTGCTACAGGCAGAGATGCACCAGAGCGTAAAGAGATGGAATGTACTGGTGATGCACAGACGGTTTGGCAAGACTGTGTGGGCAGTTAATCATTTAATTAAACACGCTCTTACTTGTGAGCTTCCCAGACCAAGGGTTGCGTTTGTAGCTCCTACCTTTACTCAGGCTAAGAGAATAGCTTGGGATTATGTTAAATTTTATGCTGGTGTTATTCCAGGTGTTAGCTTTAACGAGACAGAGTTAAGGGTGGACTTCCCTAATGGCTCACGTTTAATGCTTTTGTCTGCTGAAAATCCAGACGCGCTGCGTGGTATCTACCTTGATCTATGCGTCTTTGATGAGTTTGGTATGCAAAATCCAAGGGTATGGGGGGAAGTAGTTAGGCCAGCCCTATCCGACAGAGAGGGGGCGGCTGTATTTCTAGGCACACCAGCAGGGCATAATCATTTTTATGATTTATTGCAAACAGCAAAGGATCAAACAGAGGAAGGCTCTGACCAGTGGTACTGGAAAATTGCCAAGGCAAGCGAGACAGGGCTTGTAAAAGACATAGAGCTAGACGCAGCCCAATCTCAAATGACACCAGAACAATACGAGCAAGAATACGAATGTTCGTTCACTGCCGCTATTATAGGGGCTTATTATGGAAAGTTGCTATCTGATGCTGATGATGATGGAAGGATCACAAGGGTTCCATATGATCCCGCTTATCCTGTGCATACCGCTTGGGATTTGGGTATAAACGATTCGACAGCAATCTGGTTTGCACAAATATTTAGAAGTGGAGCGATCAATGTTATTGACTACTATGAAAGCAGCGGTGTTGGGTTGGATCACTACGCTGAAATCCTACGTCAAAAAGATTACTACTGGGGAGATCACCTCGCCCCCCACGACATCGAAGTCAGGGAACTCGGTTCGGGCAAAAGCCGCCTCGAAACGGCGTTCAGCCTCGGCATCAAATTCAAAGTCATCCCGAAAATGAAAGTGGCTGACGGTATCAACGCAGCAAGAATGATGATACCTAAATGCCAATTTGATAAGGATAACTGCAACCAAGGCGTTGAAATGCTTAGACAATATAGGCAAGAGTGGGATGACAAAAGAAAATCTTTTAGGGATCATCCGAGGCATGACTACACTTCTCATGCTGCGGATGCATTTAGGTATTTGGCTGTTGGCATGGAGAATAGACAAGCTCTGGTTCGTCCACCGCAACAAATTGCCGTCAATGAGTACAATCCGTTTTCGTTATGACCCCAACAAAAGAAGACATAAGTGACGTTTTGTATTTAATGAATAGGAGTGATTTCCATAACTGGTACGGTGATGAGGAGTTTAGCAGATATGTTATGCCACCTTTGCAAGCTAACCAGTATGTTATACTAAGAGATGAAGGGCGTGTGCCGTTTGTTTTTGCATCTTGGGGTTTTCCAAGCCATGACCAAGTAGGTGAGTATGTGCAAGAGTTGGAGTTTATGCCAGAAGGCTACGAGGGCGGGGGTGATATTCCTTGGCTAATTGACTTTATAGCAGAGGGCGGTAAGCGTAATATCGCACTGGGTTTTCGTAAAGTAAAAAATGTGTTATCAAGTAAAGGGTACAATCAGGCGTTTTGGTTACGAGCCGAAACACAAAAGCTAGGCTTTCATCAGTGGGGTAATTAAAATGGGTAGTGTTGCTAGGAGCATTAAGAAGTCAGTTAGAAAAGCTACAAAGTTTTTAGATAAAAAAGTTGTTGAACCTTTTATCGAAAAACCAATCAAAAAAATTGGTAAGGAAACTTTTGACACCGTAATGGGTACAACTGATGAGGAACGCAGGGCTATCCTTAGTGGCGATATGCCAACCCCAGAACCAGCAGTTACACCAGAGGTAACGCCAGAAGTTGTGCCTGATGAGACTATCGTAGGCCGTGGACGCAAAAGAACTAAAAGACCAGGTGGGGCGGGAACGATTATGGAAGAGTATGGTGTAATGACTGCGAAAGCCAAAGCTAAAGCAGTGGAAAGGGCGTAGAAATGTCATTCTTAAAACCCAAGGTTTACACACCGCCACCACCGCCAGCCCCAGAACCGATAGCTGAACCTGACTACAAACGCGCTGCTGCATTGTCTGATGAGGCTGTATCAGCAGAACGCAAGAAACGCAAAGGCCGTGGGTCAACAGTTGTTGGCGGCGGGGTCATGGGTGATGAGGCTGCAACAGGCGGTGCTGGTGGTTCTGGTTCGCCTACATTATTGGGGTAAGCAATGGATAACATGAAAGCCATAGTCAGTCGGTTTGAGTATTTAGAAAGCCAGAGAGCTAATTGGGATAGTCATTACCAAGAGCTTGCTGACTATATGCTTCCCCGCAAAGCAGACATTGTACGCAAACGCGCCAGAGGCGAAAAGCGTATGGAGCTTATTTTTGACGGCACTGCATTGCAGTCTGTTGATCTGCTTGCTTCATCACTGCATGGTATGCTTACCAGTGGTGCGACACCGTGGTTTCACCTAACACTAAAAGATGATGAGCTTGGGCGTGATGAAGAAGTCCAAGCGTGGCTAGAAGATACTAGCTCTCGTATGATGAGAGCCATAACAATGTCCAACTTTGAAACCGAAGTCCACGAAATGTATGTGGACTTAGTTGTTTTTGGCACAGGCTGTATGTTTGTGGAGATGGACAAAAAGAGTATGCGGTTTAGTACACGCCACATATCAGAGTTTTATGTAGCGGAAGATCC